TTCGACTCTCACTTCCTCCACAAAAATAAAGGGGTGGCTTTGGGAGATAGTTAAGGTTTATAAGTTATCATATGAAGGACTTATTATAAAATATCCTTGTAAAAGTTTGCTAAACAACCTATGGAGTTCAAATCTCCACCACTCCTTTATAAAAGATTTTAACAACAAAAGGAGAAATAAAGATGAATCATAGGAAAGATAGTAAAACTACAAGAATACTTAAATACCTTATGAATGGACATACTATAAACAGCATTAAGGCTTTCAATCATTTTGAAACAACTAGATTGTCTGCTGTTATAAAATCATTAAGAAATATGGGTTATAATATTGAAACTTTTTATAAACCTAATTCTATTCTTGGAAATTATAGAATGAGTTATAAAGATAATAAGGATTTATTTAATAAGAGAATGAACTACTAATATCTCTATTATATTAATCCCTTCATATCCTTGTAGTAGTAAGCATAGAACACCCTACCCCTGTAAGTATTTATATTTACAAGGCTAGGGCTATGCTTATTAATCCCCCCATAGAGCCTATGAGAAAGCATGAGTATAAATCAATAGAAACCTATACCTGCCGAGCCACTTTAATAAATTCTATTTTATTTTGAAGGGCGTTCTCGGTGTTTAACCTACCCTGTTGCTATTTCAAAACCCCTTTCAGTAACAACTTTTATATCTTTATTTCCCTGAAAGTATCAAACCAAACGAAAATAAAGGATTATATTTTAAGAATAATATTATTATTATGCAAATTTTTATTATATTTACGAAAAAAAACAAAAAAGTATTTGGTATTGTAAATTATTATTTATAATATTGTACATAAATAAGAAAGGAAAACAACATGACAGATTATTTTAATGATGAGGAGTTTAGTGAGATGCAAAACATCATAAGACTAGAAGAAATTCGTATGCTTAAATATGAGATGAGATGTGTTACAAGCGATATTTTCATTGAATTTATAAACTGGTTAGCAAGAGATTGCGATTGGAATGGTTCTGAGATTTGCTCAGTAGTTGAAAAGCCATATCTTTATAAAAAGCAATTTGCTAAATTTATTGAGGAAAGAGAGGAATTATAATGGAATTTACTTGCTGTAAATGTGAACATAAGTTTTATTATCTTGAGATGGATTTAGATGAGCGAATGTGCTTTTCGTGCCTTTATGAGGAGGAATCTGATGCTAGATAATGATGGTAAATATTATTGTGAAGAAGAAGGTTGTGGCAGAGAACTTTGTGGCGATATGGTAGGTAGTTGGTTCTGGCAGTTATGTACATTTTGCTTTGAAGAAAAGGAGAAATCTGATGAGTAAGATGGCTGAATTAGCATACCAATTAGAGAAACAGCCACAAGAGGATTCTCCTGAGATTGAATATCACATGATATACCCTGAAAAGATGAAATGGACACCTAGAATAGATAATTGGTATAATAAGTATTATGCAAAGAAAAAAACAAATAAATCACAATATGTAAAAGCTAAGAAAGTGAGGTTACCATTTTGAAACATTATGATTTAGATAAAATAGAACCTGTATTGATAAGATGCAATCAATATGTTAGTGCGATGATTGGATTTTATAAAATGCAAGGTATAAAGATACCAAGAGAGGTTCGTGAACTTGACAAAGATTTGTTTGAAATAATAAGTAAAATAGAAAGGAAAACAAAATGAATAAAGAGTTAGAAGAACAATTTAAAGATAAATCAGAGCGTTATGGTTGGGAAGATATATTAGTGTCATTTAAATATTATAAAGATACTAATGGAGAAAGATGTTACGAAATATCAGGTATATACAATGAAATAGAAAATTATATCGTAGGTATAATATCAAAGCACAATAGAGAGGGAATAAAAATAAACAAAAATTATTTAGATTTGGTAGATGAATTGTTGCAGGGACAATCACTTTTTATGAAAATTTATAATAGGAAGAAAAAGGTTACAGATGAGTTTTTATTAGGATTAACAAATGACAAATAGAAAGGAAAACAAAATGAGTAATAAAAAACTAACCTATGGCGAAGTATGGAAAAAACTTAGAGCCATAGATACGACAAAAATACAATATAAAAAGAGTGGACTTGATTACATTGGGTGGGCTGATGCTTGGGCTTGTTTAATGGAACATTACCCAAACTCAACCTATGAGTTTCCAAGTCCTACATTTTATTTTGATGGAGAAGATAAAAAGACTTGCGAAGTGCATTGCAGGGTTATGATTGGCGATTTATCAAGAGAATTTTCATTGCCTGTTATGACATCAATGATGCCTATGAAGTCAATAGTAAATCCTACGTCAAGAGATATTACTGATGCTAAAGCACGTTGCATGGTAAAGGTTCTTGGTATGTTTGGATTAGGATTACACTTGTGGGAAAAGGGCGATAAAAAGCCATTACCTGAAGTTAATGACTTTGGAGGATTTTAATATGGAGGACTTTTTACTTATAATATTATTCACCTTTATTTGTTTAGGTGATTCATTTTTAGGATAGGAGAATAAATGGAAAACAATATAAAAGAAATCATACAAAGAGAAGGCAGAAAGCAGAAGTGGGTAGCAGAAAAAATTGGTGTAAGCGAAACTGATATATCAAATTATATTGCAAATCGTAGAAAGCCAAATCACGAAAGGCTAACTACAATGTGTAAACTTCTTAATTGTAGAATTGTGGACTTGTATCCCAATAGTAAAAGACAGGTAACTTATAAGTTAAACTAGGAGAAATAAATCATGGAATATGATAACAATAACACAGGTGTTTTATTTAAGAATGATACAGCTACACCTGAAAACAAACAGCCATTCTTTACAGGTAAATGTGAGGTTAATGGTAAAGCTATGCAAGTAGCAGGATGGATGAAGGATTCTAAATCAGGCAAAAAATTTATTAGCCTTAGATTCCAAGAGCCAATGAAAAAAGAAGAAGTAAGTAGTACATCTGCAACTTCAGATGAAATACCCTTCTAAATAAAAAAGATGAGATAATGTGGGTGGGAGTTACTCAATACCTATCATACATCAACATAATTTCTGCCCACATTATGAGAAAGGACAAAATGATTTGTAAAACTTGTAATAATAAAATTACTAAAGAAAACACTAAAAAGGTTTCAGGTGGTTGGCAATATAAAAGCAAATGTTTAAAATGCTACCAAGAAGATTCCAAGAGAAGACATAAAGAAAGATATAAAAGATTAAAAGAAAGTAGGTGGTTTTGATGTTTTTAGAGATAAAGATTAGAAAAGATGGTAAAGAGCAATGGGTAAATGCTCATAAGTTTTTTGAATATATGTTAAAAGAATATTCTAAAGTAAAATATACAGGAAAAGCTGTTAGTCCTTATGAGGATAGAGTGAATAATTTTTATGATAATATTCCCACTAATTTAATAGAGATGTGGCGAAAGGCTTATCCAAACGTAGATATAAAAGGAGAATGTGAGAAAGCTCGTGTTTGGTTATTATCTAATACCAACAAAGCTAAAAAAGATTTTAAAGGATTTACTAACAGATGGCTTGGTAAAGCCTGTCAAAATGGTGGCTCTATACCTGTTCAAATGGAACAAAAGGTTGAAAAACAAATTATAAAACATAAAGAGTACATGAAACAGGCAGAACAAAGAAGTGCAACACCTGAGGAAATTAGTGAAATTTTATCAGGATTTAAAAACAAAATGAAGGCAAAATAAATGAATGTAGATATAGAAATATTAAGAAATGAGGTTTATAAACTAGATGTTCAAAATCTTAAACTAAAACATCAATTAGACATTGCAGTTCAAGGTTTAAAAGCATTAACTTCAGGTGGCGAACAAACAGGTATCGCTAATAAAACACTAGAAGAAATTAAAAAATTAGATTTACCACAGGAAGGCATTGAAGCGGAAAAATAAAGTCGGATTTATTTTTTTTTGAAATTCTTGTGGTAATATTTTAGAGATGGGGAGTTTATTTTAAGGTTGTTCCTTTCTCCCTGTTGGCTCTCCATCTCAAATACTTAGATTAACTCATCAGATAAAGGACAAAAAAATGACAGACAGAGAATATGTCAGAAACACATTAAAAGAAATGTTAAATCATTATTCTGAAAATGTGGGCAAACCATCAAAGTACACAGGAGATATTATAACTCATAAAATGATTACAGGGGTAACTCGTAGATATTTAGAGTTAGGGGGTAAATTGGTATTTGAAACGAATGATACCAATAGCCAAGACTGACGATAGATGTGAGTCTTGTGATAAGTATTTTTATGATACTTATTTTTTTAAATGGTATTCTATAGTAACTAAAGAATACTTGTGTAAAATTTGCATGAAATGTGCAATAAGGCAATTATTTGGAACAAAGTATAAATACAATAGAAAGTATTATAAATGGCTAAAAAAACTAGAAAAGATATAGAAGTTTGTAAATATTGTGGTAGTTATATTAACGAAAAAAGTAGAGTAAAATATATATTATCAGATGCAGAAGATGCACTTAAGAGATATAATAAAAAGTTTATGAAAAGGATAAAAGATGATTCATCTAAATAAAATGTAAAATAAAAAATTGTTGCAAATGCTTACCGAAGCATTTAAAAAAATAGGTAGTCTAAAACATGGGGGTTTAATTCCTAGCAACACATTAAATAATAGGAATTTATCCGAAACCTTATTCGGAACAAGTAATTTATAAAATAAGAATAAGGAGATAGTATGTGTTATTTAACAGAAGAAGATAGTAGTTTTTCAGTAAAAAAATGTGATAAATGTAATAATGTTTATGAAATTATTGATGGAAGCAAACAAAGTATCATAGAAGCACAAAAAACTAATAAATGGAGTAATGTTTTTAATATTTATAAAGACTTTCCAACAATAGGTTTAGAGAGAAAAAAATGCCCAAAATGCAAAAAAGGAGAAGAAGATGGCTCATCCAAGTAAAGTAAAAGGTAATGCCTTTGAAAGAGAGGTTGTAAGGTTGTTTGAATCTTACGATATAGAATGTAAAAGAGCATGGGGTTCTAATGGTCAAGCATTAGGATTGCATGAAGAGGTTGATTGTTTAGCAGAGGGCGACCTCAGAATACAGGCTAAAAGGCGTAAAAAGATAGCAGAATGGCTAAAACCTAGTGTCTTTGTAGATTCGGTAGTGGTAAGAGAAGATAGGGGCAAATCTTACATAATTATTAGATTAGAAGAATTTGCAGAAGAATATGCTAAATATCTAAAATTAAGAGAATTAGTTGGTAAAGATACTCTTAAATTAATTGATGGAGAGGATGTTTGATTTACCAAACTTCCCGAATCTTTACAGAAAAACTATAAGTACGAAAAGCAGTTTGTGTAACCTTTAATGTGTCTTGGTCAAACTTTGCAATGCAAAATTGGTCAGGATTATCGTTATTAGAATCAGGCTGAAATATAAATGGTAATGCACCACCTAAAGTTTTATTCCATACTTGTGCTATAAAAGAATCATCAGTAAATATATTGTATTCAAATTCGTTTTCAGTCGTTATATCTGAGCTATTATAATCTGTAATTGTTTCTGTGTGCATTGTGTTCATATAATTAGATGCAAACACATTAGTATCAGAAATTAAACTAAATTTAAGATTCCAAGTTCTTCTTCCATTTCTTTTAGCACCACCAAGCATCTTATCATCTGAAAACTCTCCTACTGAAAATGGGCTATTATATTTACCATTATTTGTCCAACAAGGTGCACCTGTTTGTCTTATATTTGTAAGTGTAGAACCACCTAATGTTTCTGACTCGTCATATCCATCAAATTCTATATCCATTGAAAGATTTAAATCAGGAGAATGTGGCATTGTATACATAACGCCCATACTTATAGCACCTACTTCAAATGTTTCAAGGCTTCCACCATGACCATCTCCTGTTATTGCAAATCCTGTATATGGTTGATTTTCAGGAGTTAAATCAGAAAACCAAATAGATGAACCATTTTGCATTGTAACTACATCTACATAATTACCTGCATTTAGGATTCCGATTTCTTGAGAATCTGCAATAAAAAAATCTGAATCTTGATTTACTGCATCGTGAAACATTATATTTTGTATTCTTACATTACAATCTCCTAAGTTATGATTTAACATAGCACCATACCATTTCATATTACCTGAGTAATCTATACCACTTAAATTACCACAAGGTATAAAAAACCTCATTGAATCTTCACTTCTTTGTAGTGGTTTCCCAATATCAGGTGTTAATGTAAATATATTTTCATTATTTAGAGGGCTAATCATATAATTATTAGGAAAAGTAGCGTCATTATCAATCCCTGTTTGCTCAATATATGATTCTGTGTCAAGTCCTAATGCTCGCAAATACATATAATTATCTATAAAAAATCTTGGTGTTCCTACGTTTTGATAAGCCATTAATAACTACCTCCTTTGATTCTAGTTTTTTCTTCAGGCTTTTTTCTTTGTCTTATTATCGCT